TTTCTCAAAATCCAGTCTTTTAAAATATTTATGAACTAAGTCATTTCTTCGTTCTAGAATTTTATACAAATCATACACATCTTCTTCTTTTAACAAATCATTATCTATTACCAAAGTCTTTAGTTGTCCTAGAGTAATATTTGATAAAGTATCAATATCAAGCTTCAAACAAAGATTCCATTCAATATACTGAATGGTTTTTATTATGTCACCTATCACATAATAAATCAATTCAAGATAACTCATAATCCCCCCTAATTAAAAACATACCTAACATATAAAAATATTGATATCCCACCTAGTACAATAATTAGGAAATCAGCACCAATACCCCAAGTACTCATTTCAGTGTAAATCACTAAATCTATTGCATTTTGGATTGTTGCTAAACTTAATAATTGATTTCCAGTTGCTAATCCTGTCGTACTATTTGGAAAGATCCAACAAATAATATTAATCACGGATGATAAAACAGAAGTTCCTAAGAAAGCCAAAATAAAATGCTTTCTTGATAAAGCTATAATAACTACCGCAAATAATACAGGACCAAATATAGGTCCAAATGCACCTAAGAGTTGTAATACTATTTCAATTATATCTACAATTATACCTGCAAACACTTAGAACTCCTTTAATCTTCAATAAAAACATCCTCAAATCCCTTTGGAATTAAAATATCCTTATCAATAATGTCCTTCCATTGTTGATAAGCAAACATCACAGCGTCAACCTCAATACTCTGTGATAAGTACTCTTTTTCCTCTTTTTCATCAATACTCGGTGAATCATAGTTCATAAAATCATTCATCCATGATTTCTTTGTAATTATATTAACTACTTCATTACCAGTATATAAATCATTTACTACTTGCCATTGAAATGCATGTCTTGATTCATGATAAGCTGCAGCTGCAATTTGAAAAGTATGAGCAACCTTTAAAGCATCTGAATCAAACCCTATTTGATACTTTTCTTTAAAGAAAACTGATCTTATATTCAAGTCATCCTTTCCTTCAGTTTTATAAAATACAACCTCTGGTTCTTCAATTTGTAGTATTTCACACGCTTTCTTAACTGCAATCTCAGCCATATCAAAACAATCCATTGTATACCTAACCTTTTCATTATTCTCATTATATTATACTACTCAATATATGATTTATAAACTAACAAACAAAAAAAGCCATGGTTTTTTCAAATTTCCATGGCTTTGCTATTTAATCTTATGTTTCTTACTCTTTTTTAGAAATAAATATAACTTTATCAGCTATAATTCTTAAAACATTATTATCTACTTTTAATGTTGCTTTTACACCAATTGTCATTCCATCTTCTAAATGCTCTTTTGTTACTTCTAATAATTCATCTTTAAACTTAATTGGAACTCTATCAGTCTCATCTGTTCCTTCCCTTCTACATTCAATAGAAATTATTCCAGCTAACTTATCGAACTTGTTGATTCTACCTACTAATATCACTTGATTCATTATAAACTCCTCCTTGTATAGCTACTCATAATACCTCTGTAATTTACTATTATCAAGTCATACTTCTACTTGTTTTTCAACCTCTCAGCAATCAGCTTTTCTGCTTCTGAAAGAGTAGTTTTACCATGCATTTTATTACTAAATGATACATAGTCATCAATAATACTTTCTATCTTGCTTTGATTTTCTTCAACAAAACTCAAAGTTTTATCAGTAGAACCAGTTAAGTTGCTAACCCATTCACTGAGCCTTTGAATAACAGCTTGTTTCTTTTCATCACCCGTAAAGAAAACTTCACCTTTTTCTTTAGCTAACTGATTCTTCTCTTCAACTATCATTATAAACTCTTTAATAGTTTTCTGAATGCTCTCATCGAATACTATCTCTGTTGCTTTTGACACCAAACTAGATACCACATCTGATGAAGCCTTTAAATCTTCTTTAACATCTTTTACAATTAATGATAACTTACCATTTTCTCTGAACTTTGCTACTATGTACAATACAACTAATAATACAACTGCTACTGATAAAACTATCTCAAGTGTTGTCATTTTCTTTTCCTCCTAGTTTTTCATAAATATGAACATGTGAATCTTCCAATCTTGATACTCTATGTTCCAAAACATTAACATCCTTCTTTAATGTTTTTATGTCTTGAGAATGCATTTCCAATAGATTGAGCATTTTTACTGATTGCTTATCTATCTTTTGAAGATTAGACAAGATTTCATCGTTACTATTCTCATTCTTTTTCTCTTGTTTGTTAAACTGTTTAATAGTAGTGAGAATGACTACTACCATAGTTACAATCCAATAAATTAAGTTTTCCATTCTAAATATATCAATTATGTTACTCCAATCCATTATTTATCATCTCGTTTCTGTAATTATCCAAGTACTCTAGTTGTTCTTTTAACTCATTTACATATTCTTTACCTTTATCGTTATTCCAGTTTGACTTAAAATCCATCATTTTTGAAAGCCAAGGTTCTTCAACAACCAATTCATACTTGCCTGTTTTCTCATAATGATCTACCATACCTCTAATCCTAAAAATATGATAATGAGACTTGTAGTGATTATTTAGTTTATATCTCATTCTGCCATATTCAACTTCTGCTTCAATATGGCTCAAAATAAAATCTTTATCATCATAAAATAACAATTTGTCTAATGTCTCTTGAAATGATGGATCTATATATACCAAAGTATCATTTATACTCATGAGGTTATCTGCAGCTGCTTTATGATAAGCAATTATTGAACTATCAAACGTTTGTCTTTGTATGAACCTCTCTTTTGAGAAAACAAAGAAATCGTATTCACCAATATTCAAGTGAAGATTACCCTTAAATCCATCTAATACAACAGTTACATCTTTATCACTTGAATCATCATTTAATCCATAGGAAATTGAACCACAGTAATAAACAAGGAGTATTTCCGCTTTTGGAAACACTCCTTTTAATAGGGCTATTAAACTATTCACTTGGTTCTTCTTCCTCAATCTGTTCTGGAATAAGTGGTTCCACAACATCCATATCATCTATAGCATTATCAAAACCAATAACATTTTCTTTTAACCATTCATATGCTTGTGCAATTGGATTAACATTTAAAAAGTATGTAAAGTCATCATTTGGTACTTCTATGTCTACTTCTTCAACTGCTTCATTATTATTAGCTCTCGTTTCTTTTGAAATGTATGATGCTACACAAATTACAACTTTCTTCTTAATATAACTAATATTGAAAGCTGTTACTCTATGATAGGATGCATCAACTCCAAATTTTGTGTTTAATTCTTTGATGATTGCCAAAATATTATCTCCTTTTCACTCTATAAATTGTAATGCTAATACTATCTGGTGAACCTATATTTAATCCTGTGTTAATGTATAACTGTCCCAAACTCCCTTTTGCTGTATGCATAAAATCGACCATTTTAATTGATCCATCATTTTGATTAGATGTAGTTGTTACAGCTTTACCATAAGCAACCCATGTTTGTGTATCCAAATATGTACTATGAAAAGTTGGTGACAATTCAAAATCTATAACTTTAGTAATTCCACTTGTTAAAGCGGCACCTGCAACATAACTATCTTCAATATACCGAACTGTTGAATTTGTACCCACTCTTCTAGTATGAGTAGAGTCTTGAGTATTCAGATGGTGATTTATATAAGAACCATATAGACTACTTCCTGAAGATGTTTTGTAATAAATATATGTATCTGAAGTATCGGTTGAAGTGCCTTTTGTAGTTGAAATAATATGTACTTTATAAATATAGTCAGAGCTAAAAGGATAGGTTATTGTTCTTGAATATCCATATCCTTGATAAAAGTACACTTGTTCTAACTCTCCACCAATTTTAACTACTGAAGTAGTATTCCTTGCATAGAGGACATTGTTGCTATAATCAAAAGCTAACTCTCCTATATTTCCAAGGTTACTTGTAGAGGGCTTTGATGTCCCTCTTTTCACCCTGATTATAGCCATCAATATGTACCTCCATCAATTACTGAAGATGGTTGAAGTACTTTCGTTTTATCTATCCCCAATTTGTAAGCTACTTTCCCAGGCATCGTGTAGTCTGTGTCTACATAAGGATGATAGACTAAACCATCCATAATAACTTTATTTGCATAGATTGTACTAGTGGAAGCAAGAGCTATCCCATTTGAATCAACAATTTCAGAAACAATTACATTATCAATTATTGATTTTTGTTCTGTTGTTAAGTGAAGATCTGATGAAACATGAGAATCAAAGTTACCTGTTGATACACCACCCAATCCAGCTAGCGAAATCGTTACTACTCCGGTTTGTCCATTAACACTCGTAACAGCATCGGTTGGTGTTAATAATTCTTGCCAATTACTTAATGTGTTATAAGGTGTAGCTTTTAATATAAAAGATTTATTTAAATCCGTTCTTACAGCTACATCTCCTTCTTGAGCAGTAGATAATGCTAGTATTTCTGTTTGACTAGTTACTACAAATGTATTTGTCATAGCTATTTTTGGAACCACACTATCTACTAATTTCCCATAACTATTTAATACAGGAATATTCCCGTTACCTGTACCCACATTCTTAGTAGCTGCACTTCCTAATCCTAAAGCAGTAATTTTAGTGTCAATCTGATTGTTGACCTTGTTTACACCAGGTATTTTTAAATAATCACTCTCAACTAAAGGAACTGATGAACTACCCGTTTTGTCTGCTTTTGCTACATATAGGTGTTCTCCATTAAAATCAACTTGCGGTTCACCTGCTTTAATTGTTCCACTAGTCCCTACTAAAGGTCCAGTTCCTTCTGATGTTCTTCTTTTTATTTGTATAGTTGCCATTAATCTCTCCTATTTCTTAATATAAACACTAGTGATATTATGTGTTGTATTTCCAACTGTCAAAGTTACTCTTTCATTTTCATATACAACTCCCAACGAATAATCTGCACCACCATACCTATAAGCTATTGAATTGTTTGAACCTATGAATATAAATAATGTATCTCCTGGAAAGTTTATAATCACAGAATTATTAATTGTTACATATACAATTGATTCCGATAACTCACTTGAACTTGTTTCATGAAACTCATATACTCCATTACTAATCTTTTGAATTTGTAATCTTCTAGGTCTGCTTCTAGATTTTAACTCATATTCTACCTCAGACACTCTTAAACTATCCTTCTTAATCATACTTCTATAATTAGTTGAGTTTAAGGTAACTGATGTTGTTGTCTTTGTATATGTACAAAGTTTGAACTCATATAAACCTTGGTCTGTTAACAAGTTTGTTCTTGTTAATGATGGATAAGTTCCATCAGATTCCTTTGTATATATCTCAACTGTATTAATTTCTGTATCCATTCCTAAAACAACATACCCATATTTAAATGAGTCAGGTGCTACAGATACCGAAGTGCCATCTTCAATATAGACTAGCCTTCCATAAACCGAAACATAACCATCCTTGAATGTTATTGTATTATTAGCTAAAGAACATTCACACTCTTGTTTTACACCTTCTAATATTCCTGATTCTTGTGAAAACAGAAAATTATATAAATCTGCATCTATCTTCGAAGTAACATTTCCACCTTCGAAGGTTATTTTTTGAACTCCTATTAGAATTCACCTCCATCTAAATTGTTATTAGTTATTGTTACACTTGTATTGCTTTGTTTTGTTGATTTACTTAGAAGCTGAATTTTCTCAGTTAATTTGACTCTATATTCACCCAAAGTAATCTGAGCATAATTCAAACAATTCTTGAATTTTATTCCTGAGATTATAGTGTCATACTCTCTTCCATTATGAATAAAGGAGATATAATCTCCTAAATTAACATTATCGAATAACCTAAATATCTTATTATTAATATCTATTGTAAAAGTAATATTATGATCAAGCTTAGAACTTACCATTTCTGACCTAGCTTTTATTACTAAAGAATCATAATCATTATCTGTATAGAAATATGACTTTGACATTACTGTACTATATCTTAAGTATGAGTTCTCTGCTTGAGTAATTTCCCCATTTGTTTGTAAATAGAAATTCTCTATCGATTTACATACTTCATTGTCAGTTTTAGGATAATAAGTTACTTTGTTTGTTAATTGACTTGAGCTATCATTAGTAGTTAAGTTAGATATTGCTTTTAAATCACTTCTGATTTTTATCCCTAAACTTACATCAACTATTCTAAGTTTAATTCCAGTAATCCTACCTCTTAAATACTCAACTTCAAATCTATATCCAATCCCATATGCTTTAGATAATAATTCAGTTACAGTAGATATTTTTTCAATCTTATCTGATTCATAATACATATCACCTTGTATATAAGATTCTTTTACTATGTATAAATATGATAAGTTCTGATTACTATCAGAACTGTTAATATAGTTATCTTCAATCAAAGTGTATAAGTAATCGACTAAATCACCACTAAAACTATATACTGGTATTTGAACATCAAACATCTCTCTGAAATCGACTGATTTAACATCTGTATAAATATCTTTTTCTTCGATGCTTTCTACTATTCCTATATAAGTTATACTAGCTTCTTTTAATATTAGAATATCTCCGTTCACAGTATTTATGCTTGTTTTATTTACAGAGAAAGTTGATCTTTGTATTAAAACAGAATCTAGTACTATTTCATATTGATTTCCTACATATGCATTATCTTTATAAGCTAATGTTTTTCTATCCAAGAATATAAGTTTCATACTATATACCTAAATAGTACTCAACCAATGTAACTCTACATATAGAATTAGTAGCTACTCCTGGTTTAAACTCAATCTCATAATCACCATGGTCAAGATATAAAAAATTGTCTTTCTCAAAGTCTTGTAAACCATATATGTCATTACCATTCATAACTATTTCTTGTTCAGTAGGAATTGAATTGACTTTTAGGATGGTATTATCTTCAGTTACTAGTAACTTCATTGTAGATACAATCTCATCATTCTTTTTGATTATTACTTCTGGCTCAGCTACATCACCAAATATTTCAATGATTAATGGTGATTGGTTTAATCCTTGATTTTTCAAGTTTAGCACTCCACCATAAGCTTTTGAATAGTTATAAGGATAAGTATATGGATAACTCTTACCACTAATAGTTCCATTAGCATTTATTTCGTAGACCTTCTCGTTTTGCCAATAAGATAGTTTCTTAAAGATAACTTGACTTTGGATAGTATTAGCTACTAACTCCCCCTTTGTTAAGCTTGATATATCAACCAAACAATATGCGTCAAAAACTCCTGTTTGATAGTGTAACTTCATTTCTTTATTACTTCTACTCAAATAGTCTACAAATGCTTTATATCCTGTATAACCATTTAAAAAGATTATAGTTTCCTGAATTTCTGAAACAGGAATACTATAATCTGCTTTTTTATATATATTTCCATAATCTAAATACTGAATATCAAGAGCAAAACCTAATCCGCTTACTTGGGATAGCAAAGCCTTGTTTCTATTATCGAAGTAATACTTCTCTCCATATTCATTCTCTAGATAAAATTTTCTTATCATATTACATTACCACCTAAAGCACTATTTATTGAATCAACATCAAATGTAGGTGATGTTGTGTTAATTGTAATGTTATTAGTTGTAGCATTACTACTAGAACTATTATTAGATACGTTATTACTAACACTCTTTAAACTAAATGTGTCAGTAAAGAAGTCACCTATTCCACCAAAGAAACCACCAACCTTATCAGCTGCATTAGATGCGAAGTCACTTATTCCTTCTGTAACATTTGAAGCAATATTTGATATACCATCTGTTACACTTGAAAATGTTTCCTTGACCTTACCACCAAAGTCACCTATCTTAGATGGTAACTCTCCAATCCAATCAAATATCTGTTTCAAGAAATCAACTATAGTTTGAACAACATTCAGTACAGGATCCAATACAGTCTTTAATACTTCAATCGCTGGTACAAGTATAGCTTGTAATACTTCTCCTATAGTTATAATTAATGGAGATAAGAACTCTAACAATTCAGCGAACATTTGTATTTGTAAAAACAGTGGCATTAGTATAACTTCTAATATTGGCATTAGCATATCAAGTAAGTCAACTATCAAAGTTATGATAATATCTAGAATAGGTTGTAAGGCTGTCATAAGACTATCAACAATAGCCATTATAGGTGGTAATAATTGCATAAATGTTTCCATCAACCTACCAAGTAATTCTTTGAATTGTTCGTTTTGCAATAAAGCTGTACCTACAATAGCTATTAAAGCACCAATGCCCAGTGTCGTGAAATTAAGGCCAACACCAGCCAATTTACCAGCTAGGCCAACTCCTTTAATCCCAGCTGATACAGTTTTTAATAACGGTCCTACTTTGCCAACAATAGACAATACCGGTCCAATAGCAGCTACTACTCCAACTAGAGTACCTACCATCTTTTTATTCCCATCAGATAGATTATGCCATTTCTCAATCCAACCTTTAATGACTGGTATAACATCATCTCTTAATTTGATTATTAGTTCTTGTAATATCGGAAGAACTTCAGAAGCAAGGTTAACTCCTAAGCTTGATAATGATTGTTTAGTTCTATCTAAAGCATCCGTAAACTCTCCAGCTTGAGAAGCTTGTTCATTCGTAACAACACCTAACTCTTGTGCTTCATTTCTCAAATCAGATATCGTACTGATCTCAGAAGATAAGACAGGTAACACTTCAGTTCCTATCTTTTCACCAAAAAACTCGTTAGCTACTCCAACTCTTATTGATTCATCAGCAACATTACTTAAAGAAGCTCTAATTAACTCAAAAGCTTCATCAGTGTTCTTACCTTTCAAGTCATCAACAGATAAACCTATCAAAGCTAGACTATCAGCTACTTTATCTCCGTTACCTGTAGCAATATCTCCAAGCACACCATTTACTTTAATAAAAGCTTTCTCCATACTTTCAGTTGAAGTTCCCATTATCGTAGCAACATGGTTCCACTCCTGGAACTGTTCCGCTGACAATCCTAGTTTTTCAGCAGTATCTCCTATCTCATCGGCTGTATAAGCTGTTTTAACAGAAAATGCCCCTAAAGCAGAAACAGCCCCCATTATAGGAACTGTTACCGATTTAGTCAGAGTTGAACCAAGCTTGCTTATCTTATCAAAATTAGCATTTCCAAGATCAACGATTTTCTTGTTTGTATTGGTTAACTCAATATTAAGTTTTGATATTGAAGCTTCTGTATAAGTAACACTTCGTTCTAGTTTCTTGAACTCAGTTTCACTCATCTCACCAACTTGTACTGCTTTTCTAGCCTTCTCAAGTTGGCTATTCTGTGTTTGAAGCTTCTTCTTTGTATCTACAAGAATATCATTTAGTTTACCCTGTTTAGATTTCCATAAATCTAAGTTAGAACTATCATATCTAAGGTTTGTATTAATAGCCTTTAGATCTTTTTGTTGTTCTCGTAAATCTTTCTTTATATTCTTTAAATCATTATCTAAATCTTTTCCATCAAGACTTAGTTTAATGTTTAATCCTTTTACTGTTTCTGCTATTATGCTCACCTCTTGTTGCAAAGAAAAAACACATCATTTTGATGTGTTTAAACCTATCCGATTGTTTTATATGTTGTTCCTCTTCTTGTTACTTTACCCGAATTAATTAAGTTAATAAGTACTCGGTCAACAAGATTAACTTTTTTAGAAGTAGCTAATTCAACTTTAACTCCTTCTTTTCGTAATTGGTCATTTAACTCTTTCTTAGTAAAAGTGCCCATAGAATATACTAAACCAGCAACAACCATACCATCTTTAGGTTTATTCTTTTCAGTATAATAACACATATTAACACCTCTCCTCAAATGTATTATATCACAATATTAAGCTCATTTGTTTAACAAATGATATTTTTCACAAATTTCTCATATGTTTCTTTAATATCTTTTACTATCTTGTCAGCAAATATTGTTGCAATCAAATCCAACACATTGTTTTCAACTTCGGAAGTATATATATTTTTTGTAATATATATAAAAACACTAGGAACATATAAATATGAGTACTTGTTTTCTTGGTTAAAACCGGAAAAATCGTTACACCAATAAATATCACCATCTCCATTTGCATATAAAGGAACCTCTTCACCTTTATGATCCTTAAATGCATTATGTACAATAACAACATTATCCTTATACTTATATTTTAATTTCCCTTTTATATCATTAAATAGCACATTTATCGTAGATTTATCTTTTTCTTTAGGCGATGAAACTACCTGATCATACATTTCAAATGACCTAAAAAAGAACCCATCAATTGACTTATCATATCTATACAGTTTGTGAATGAAATCCTCAAATTGAACAATAAAAGTTGAATCTCGCACACCCTTTTCACTACCATCTAATTTATATAAAGCATAATTACAATCTTTAATATATTGAGACAACTTGTTATCATCAAGTTTATCTTTAATTTTAGATACTAATTTCTTATCTAAAGTATTGAAGTTGCTTCTATTCTTAATTACTGAAATAAGGTTCTTTTTATTTGTCAACAATTCTACTAAATTACATTTAAATATATCGCTTTCTATATTATTAAAATCCTTTGACAAAAACAATTCCATTAACTCAGTTACTAACCAACTATCTTTCCATTGAACAAAAGACTCAACCGAATCTTCTATATTATCATTGGGACTTACATCGTTTAATAATTCAGAAATCTCCTTTAAAGGAGCCCATAACTTATATATTTTTGAGTTATAACTATTTTTGTCAAAAAAATAGTTTCTCATTAAAGACTCAATAGTAGATGTAAGCAAGTAACTCATCTTAATATTTCTGTGATGATAATTCATCTCAGTATAAATCCTAGATCTGTTTTGAAGAAATCTATCAATTACATCAATAGTTTTTATATTATATGCAAAGTGAAACAATTCAACGACTTCTTCATCCTCATTTGTTACTTCTTGCTTTACCAATTTCATATTTGAAAGTAATCTATTGTATTCTAGCTTACCAACTGACAAACCACTATTTAGTGAATCACGATTTATATAATCTAGTCTATCAGCATCGACATCAGATGAAACAAGTAAATGCAATGATCTAAAAAAGTCATTTTTATCATTAGTTAAGATATTATAAGTTATTGTTGATAAATTTTTGCCAAAGTTAGTATTAGTGTTTTCAATATATTGAATCAATTTCTTAGATATCTCATTTCCTAATTTTTCATGTAAAACCCTATTTTTTAAATCTAACTCTTCAGGCTCCAAGTCAAGTATTCCATAAATATTCTTCATAACATCAAGAAACTGTTTGTTAATAGTGTTTTCATTATCTAAATTATATGCAAACTCTTTGCTCAAAACATCTTCAACAATGTGACTATAAGGAGGATGTCCTAAATCATGTAACAAACCAGCTAATCGAATAGCCTGAAAAATTAAAAGGTACTCCTTTTTAAGATATTTATTTTTTATTACAGAATGATTAGGAATAGATTCAACATAGAACCCATTTCTAATAACATCATCATTAACTTTACCATTATACTTCTCACCACAAAGTTTTTTCAACTCTAAATCTGTTCTTTCAAAAAAAGCTTCTAAAACATCATCTTCAGAGTTTGAAATGCTATATCTAAACATAGTTCCAGCTAAATGCATTGTTCCTATACTATGCTCAAATCTTTTTGTTCGATTTGAGGGAAAAGTCAAATATGTTACTGAACCTTGTGATATATCATGTAATCTATTAAAGGTTTTTGTTGAAATAATCTTTTTTTCAATTTTGCTAATGCATATGTTACCATGTATATTATCAATTATATTGTCGATTTTTTTCAAATATATCACCTCTATGTTCATTATTTTATCACATGTATATTTCAGGTTCAATATTAAACAAGAAAATTATCAATATCTTTTTGAGTTCCATATTTTTGACTATTACCATTTAACAATTGCATCTCAATCTCAACAATATCTAAATACACATTTAAATCAAAGTTTTTTGTATCCTGAATTGATATACCTAGATGAGCAAGGTTAGATATTATGTTTGCTGTTATATTTTGGTCTTCATCATTTCTTTGTTGGTGGTTTTGGCTTTTTCTGAAAGGTACCTAGCATTTCTCCAATCGTTGACGTTAGCTTCTCTAACTCATCAGGATTGCTTAAAATACTAAAATCTAATGACATTAAGAAATCATTGTATGATTGCTTACTAAATGGTCTATGTAAAACATAAATAATTTTAAATACCGTATCAATAACTAGAGAAAGTTCTGCTTCTTTTTGTGATTTAACCTTCTCTAGTTTTTTTATATCATTAAACAACTCTGTACCGAATACATTTCTGTAATCGATGATTGTGAATAAAGATGAATGAAGGCGATAACTTGTATCGCCTAATTTTAATGTTTTTTCCATATAATGTTATCTCCTATAAGAACGTTGGTAGTGTAGGTGCAGTTGTTAAGAATGATGTATAGTTTGTATCTCCTAATCCTGCAATTACTCTCATAATTAGTTTATCTCCTGATTCAATTGGTCTAGCTGTAATATTCAAACTAATTGAATTAGCCTCAATTGAATCACCTTTCGATTTACTTGCATCCCCTGATGGAGTTGCTGTACAAAGGAAATACCAAATGCGTCTTGCTTTCGCATCTCCTTGAATTTCATATCCTAAAGCAAATGTCTTAGTTTCAGCATTAACAATCTCTACTAAGTTACCATTAGTATCTTCTAATACCCCAAAGATATCCTTTTTAAAGTCATCATCTATTTCTGTGAACTTAAGTGAAACATTAGATCCTGAATTAGAAACTAATGTAGCTATTACTTTATCATCTGCATATACTTGAGAACTCCCACCTATGATCTCTGTAGAAATCTCCTGTGCTCCTTCTAATTTCTTAGGACTAGCAAACGTCCATGAACCATCTTCTGCTTGTGTAGCTAAAGCATAGTGAACGTTCTTTAATCCGAATGTTACTTTATTGACCATTAAAATACCTCCATTTTAATTTCATATACTCTATTAATTGACAAATCATCATTTTGAAACTCTGATACTAATTGATAATCATACCCAGCAAGATATAAAGATGCTTCAAATCTTTCTTCTAAAACTAGATCTTTCTTTTCAGTTATTAGGTTCACTTGAATAGTAATGACTTTCATTACTACTTCATCATCTGCGTAAATGCTTCCTTTATTACTCAACTCTTGATAGACAATATAGTTTTTCACTATCGCACTATCGATGATTTGTCTTGTTCCATAACTGACTTGTCCTGGTATTACTGTATCTAAGGCTTTATATATCTCTTTTAGTATTTCTTCCATGTTAATAACCTTTTTCTACAATCTGTTTTATATCTTCTAACATACCTGGAGTAAATTGATCATAAGCTGGTCTTAGGAATGGTTTACCTCTTACGAACTTCCCGCTTCTATGTGTAAATCCAAACTCAAGCAAATGTGTTAACTTGCTTTTTGTATCTGAATAAATAGTAATAGTTGTATAAATCCCCTTACCTTTAACTTCAGTAACAAATGAATCTGCGAAAGCTTTACTTCCACCACTCCTAGGTGCATTGTTAGAAATATATCTTATTATCTCTTTAGCTGTCTCATCTAGTTTCTTTTCAAGTTTAGGAGTTATACCATCTACATAATCAGCTACTAACTTACTTATGCTGATACCTAGTTCATCAAGAGTAACCAATGATATCACTCTTTCTTATACTAGTTCTACTTAGATATAACTCCATAAACTGACCAGATACATATGTCCTTTCTATTTTATAAATAACATTACTAACATCTACATATTTAGCATTGTTATACAGAAAGGTTTGTATCTTAGCTACAATCTCAATTTGTATATCTTGTTTCTTAGCTTCATAATATTCTCTTGAAGTTACATTTGATTTAAGTCCTATAGCTTCCTTTGAACTCTCAAACTGATATGATGAGTTACCTATACTATCTTGAATTACATCAATGGTTAGTAAATTCATTCTTATATTTGGTGAATTAGGAAACATTTTCTTCTACTCCCTTTGTCAGTGCTATTTGATTTACTAACATGTCAAATGATTTAGGTAGTTCTTTAACACTTCCATCATTCTTAAATCCGAAGAATGTTTTAACATAAATAATTATTACACTACTAACCATTGAGTTACCTTCATCGTTTATATAAGAAGAATCAATCCCACAACTATCTAGATATGATTTACAGCTATTGATATGTGCCGTTAGCTCTTCGTCTGCGTATGTTTCTTCTAGTGGAATCAATAATGCTTTCTTAACTATATCAAGTATAGCCATGAGACCAATCCTTTCTTATATTAGTTTAGTCAGCTTTTATTAGGCAGCTGCTTTTTTCTTAATTCTTAAGAAGCCTTTATATCCGATTACATTACCACCAGTGAACACTGATGCTTTATAACAGATAATACCATCTTTGAATTTATAATCAGTTGATTTACCGATTTCTACTGGTGAGAATACTGGAACTTCATAGTTTTTAAGTGCTCCATAAGCCATTGAGTATTCACCAGCTGTAGTATTATCATCTGAGATAGCTTTACAGTTTGAGTTAATGATATAAGGAATACCATCAATGGTTTTGTTTACATAGTCAATAGTATGTACTTTTCTGCCTTCTGCTGTTTTTAAACCAGCGAATGCTCTTAAGTCATTCTTATTTAAAATAAGAACTGCTCCACCTTCTACTTCTTCATCTCCACCATAAGCAAAGATAATATCATCTAAAGTACTATCAGTAATAGAAGCTAATTCTAGTGGAGTTGTATCAGCTAGAGCTACTGCTTGGTCACTAAAGATACCAGTAAAGGTGTTAGATGTTCCTGCACCTCTAAGAATTTGTTCTGACATTTTTTTCTTAAGTGAAATATTAATGTTTCTTAATACTTCTGATTGATAAGGAATACTTGGAAGTTTTTCTAATTCTTCAGTAATCTCTGTATAAGCTGTAATCTTAACTTTAGTAATAGTTAAATAACCAAATGCTGGTTCAGTTTCAGAGTAAGCTCCACCTTCTAATGTAGTTCCTGCAACACCATTTGATTTAACAAATGATTTCTTGTATGTTTCACCACCACTTAAATTAATTACATTAACTTTATCTACTAATGAGCTAACTTGTTTAAATGGATAAGCAGCTAAGTTATTTGATGTATGATCAGGTAATAAGATTTCTTCACTTGATACTTGGATAACTCTGCTTTCTCTCAATGATTTAGCCCTTGTTTCTAGTTTCTCTGTATCAACTTTTCTTGTGTTATCAATTATGATAGGTTTGATTTCTGCTTTAGAAGCAATACTCATTTTTTTATCAATGACACTTCTTTCTTCTTGAAGTTCTGTAGCTTCATTTTCTAAAGTTTCTAATTTAGTAATATCTTTTTCTTCATTAGCTAATCCTCTAATTTCAGTTAATCGATTATTAATTTCTTGTTTTCTTAATTCTAGATTCATTTTGATCCTTTCTAAATTGTTGTTTTAATATTTATTCTTTTTCTTAATAAATTTACGTTGCTTACTTGCTCTACTAAATCCATAGCCTTTAGTTCTAACTCCATAGATTCTAAAGAACGAGCATAGATGCTTGTTGAATCATATGCAGGTGTATCCACAACCGACACATCATACAACCTCGCAATTTTATTAATTGTTCTCTTAGGAATGTCTCCTTCTCGGTTCCAAGTTTGTTCATCTACAGTAAAAGCAAAACTCATCTTATCTAACAAACCACTTTTAACCATTTTGTAGATATCCTGGTTTGTTTGTGTATCCAATAATTCAGCCCTTACTTTTAATCCCACTTCATCAACAGTTAATGTAAGAGATTTATTCTTGGTTCTAGCGATGATTAAAAATGAGTCCATATGGTTATACTTCATAGGTACATCTTTAATAGATGCATCAGCTAATGCATTTCTATCAATTTCTTCTATGAATCCATATTCTTCATCACCTATTAAGGTTTTACTATTAAAGACGATTGCATATCCCTCAAGAATCATCTTTCCATCTTCTTGTTGAAGAGTTACATCAGCTAGTCTAGTTTCCTTTATTCTTTCCATCTCTTACCTCGACTTTCTTAGTTGATTGTTTTTCTTGTTTCTTATATTCATATTCAAGTTCTGCATCTTTGTATGAAAAAGAGTTCTGTTTATTAGTTTTACAGAACTCATCAATTATCTGAACTTTTTCTTTTTGCTCCTGCAACTTTGTCTTAAGAGCATTCTTAGAAATACTACCGTTAATCGTCACTTTCATCTGGTTTATCTTCTTCCTTTCCTACCTGATATAAATTAGCTTTATTAGCATCAACAAAATTAAGTGATTGAAGTCTTTTATTTCCACCTTCAATTGGTTCTAGCCCCAATAAACCTCTTGACTCATTCAATGACATAATTCCTAGACTCATTAGTTTCTCAATTGCTTGTACCTTTGTATTCCACGAGGCATACTGTAATCTCTCACTATAGAAGACTATTTGTTCTCCTCTTTCTAGTTGATTATCCGTTAACAAGCCTAAAGAAAAAGCCTCGCTTAATTGAATAGCTAAAGGCTCTATTGTTGACTCATAGAATGAGTTATATTCATCTTCGTTATATTGATTTGTAAATATAGGCAAAGAAACTCCGAAGTAATCTAATATCTTAGCTTGTAAGAATTCTAGCGTTTCTTTATCTACTAATTTAGGATCTACATTTAATGGTATATATTCAGACTTAAGGTCAATAGGAATAATTGAACTCCCCTTAACCGTCATTGATTCATTCAATGCTTTATCAAAGAGATCTCTTTGTTTCTTCTTGTCTGTTTCTGATAACATACCATTCATCTTAACAATACCCTTAATTTGCATAGAAGACTTAACAGCATTATCTATTCCCTGGAGCAGGTTCTCATTAATCTGTATTGTTTTTAGTATAGCTTCATGATCTCCTGTTGATCCTGTTCCACCGAATATATCATTCTGATTATAATGCTTTCTTAGATGAATAACATTGTCATATGGAAGCACATAAGACTCTCCATTATCAAATAGAAATCTAATGAAATACATATCTCCTTGATCTACTAACATTTCAACAGTTATTGGTCTCAAAGGATATATTCCTTTAAGTTCTCCTGTCTTTTTATCAAACATAGGATAAATAAATACGTTATCATTCAGTAGCAACAAACTAACTGTCTTATATATAAAATCATAAGGAGTCATGACTTCATTAGGTTTATACTTCAAAATAAAAGACAGCCGTCCTTTTTTTTCGGTGACTGTCTTATCTAATTCAGTTTTTATATATCTTGGTTTTAGTTTGGCACACTGGCTTGCGACTCTATCAATGCAAATCTTAACAACATCACTTTTTGATATATTATTACCAAAAGGTGTATAAAATGTATTAAGATTGCTTATTAATTGTAGAGCATCAAATGAACCAGTTTTCTTTTTTCTTTTAAATATTGGCATCAATTCACCTTGAATTCTTATATATTTCCTTCATAAATTCTCTCTCAGTAAAGTAGTTTTTTCTTAAAGTAACTTTTTTCTTAGTAAATACTTTTCTATAAATATACTTGATAAATGTCCAAGCCTTATTGAGAATTGTACTTCCAACATATTTTGTCCTAAAAATTAATTGACTAAAATATGATATTATCAAAGCAATTTCAAAATATTCAAATGTTGAAAAATCAACTTCTTTATTACATATCCATAATACTATCTGATAAATCAATAATGCTAAAAATGTAACATCAATAGTATTGTATAAGATACTTTTTTCATCAAACTTATATATTGAAGCTGTAGTAGAAATCATAAAATCAGGATTTCCGACTAAACCATTATTCTTGTATTCCAAAATAATTGATAAACCGTATTTTTCTATTTTTTCGTTACTATTTGACATTACATAAACTATATATTTTTTTAGTAATCCATCCATACTCATATCACAAATATTCTCATTCAATTTTATATATAGCTCATTTGGTTTGTTATGGTGAACATTAAACTCTTTACCTAAATAATTGTCATCAGAAGAGGTTAAAACCTGTATTCTTTCACCTTTAATATTCGGTATTTTAAGATAACTTCCTTCAGGACAAATCAGTTTAATATACTTGTTATGAATCCTTTTTCTGATTTCTCGCTCTAATGGCATTTTTTCATTCAATCCAGATGGATTACACTCTATATGTCTCCAACTATTTCTTGTGCTTATGAACCATAGATTCTTTGCTTCTTTAGAAGTCATTTCTAAATATTCAACATTTAACATAACACAACTCCTCGTATAATATTTGTATAAGATCTTTATGATTTTATACATTTTTATTCTTTTAATCTTTTCTGTTTTCTTTCTTAAAAGGTCCTAGTGCTATAATAAAGATAGATATAGCTGAAGGAAAGTGCTTACCCTCCTTGCGGTCAGACCGCTATGAAAGCGTGCAATCCTGCTTATCATGTGTAATTCTTTACCCGGTTGTTGTTTGAATGTCCACTAACTCATTTAATCCATGTGGCCAGGAAATTCTTATGTGCGAGGCTGGAACTGTGTGATAAGGCTAGGACCTTTTTTATATCTAATTCATTCGATTGGTGGTGTATTAAATGTCACAAGAATTAACTACCTTATACATCGGTATCGATGTCTCAAAGGAATCTAACTTTGTGTATATTACTAACTTTAACCAATCTTTTAATCAATCATTCAACACGCTAAATAATGTTCATGGTGCTGAATTGATTGAAACAAAACTACTTGAAATACTTCATAATGTTGAGTACTCAAATATAATTTGTGTACTTGAATCTACTGGTATTTACTCTGCTCATATTGCGACATACTTATCTGCTTCTAAGAAACTCTTTCAATACAATGTTTTAGTCTATTGTATTAACCCTAAGATATCTAGAAACTATCGCGCTAGTTTCTCTGACATGGATAAGACAGACCCTAAAGATTCCTATATCCTTGCGGATATCGCTAGAGTTGGTAGAACCAAAACTCTTCATCCTTTCAAAGGATCACAGAAGTTAGCGCTTCAGCGCTTAACTCGTCATCGTGTTCACCTTGCTGAACTTCTTTCCAAAGAGAAAACATACGCTCTTACTAATATCTATTTAAAGTTTTCTGAATTCGGTAAAAAAGACTCTAAATTCTCTTCTGATAAATGGGGTAATACCGCCATATCTATTTTGGAAGAGTTCTCTTCACCTGAAGAAATCATTAAGACTTCTCTTGAAGATTTAGTTGCTTTTGTCATCAAAACTTCTAGAAATCGTTTTTCGAGTCCTACCGAAGTTGCTAAACTTATTAAGAAAGCTGCGAACGCTTCTTATCGTCTCGATAAAGTCGCTTACGAACCTATCAATCATGCTATTTCTTCAAGTTTGATTCTTATTCGTTGTTACGAAGATGAAATCAAGAAAATCAATAAAGCTATTGAATCTCTCATCAAAGATTTTGCTGATGATCAATATCTTTCTCTTAAATCAATTCCTGGTATTGGCATTGTGTATGCTTCTGGTATCATCTCTGAAATTGGCTCTGTTCATCAATTTAGAAATGAAGAAGCCCTTGCCAAATATGCTGGCATTACTTGGCGCAAAAATCAATCAGGTAACTTTGAAGCTGATACTACTAAAATGACCAAAACTGGTAATCATTATCTTCGTTACTATTTGATTGAAGCTGCTAATTCTGTTAAAAACTATGTTGGTACTTATAACGACTTCTATCACAAAAAATTTAATGAAGTTACTGTTCATCAACACAAACGCGCACTCGCACTCACTTCTCGTAAACTTGTTAAATTGATCTATGGATTATTGAGTAAAGGTCAACTTTATAATAAGAACTACTAACCGTTACCTATACTTCATAATCTACCTAACCTCGTTAGGTTTCTTAATTATGTCTAGTTATCAAACAACTAGTCTTTTTTATTGCTTTTATCTCTTGACATTCTTACCGGTTGCTTTATTATATTCTTAGTAACATTATATCATATTCTCATAATCAATTTTAAACCTATTCAAAACTGTGTATGCAATTATCAAGGCAACAGTTCCATCAATCCTTTTATATTTTGAATTCAGTTTTGATGGCTGTATATTACCATTTAAGTCTACTTTTGCTTGGGTATTCGCTAAACACCATTTTAATATTGGATGATTATTATAATTAACAAGATTATTCTTTAGATCAGCCTCTAACTGTTTCATCGGTTCTGAAAGGGTGTAAACTCCCTGCCTTACTTTTTCCATATTAAACCCGGTGTCTTCCATTTCTTTAACCCAATATTGTGAATTCCAAGGATCATAACCGACCCATAAAGGCCTTATTTGATATGTATGTATAATCTTCATAAACCATTGAGTTACCTGTGAGAAATCATTTTGATTTCCTTCTGTCAATGTAATCAAACCTTTTTTAACCCAAATATCATATGGTACATTATCTTCTGTTATTCTTTTAGTTAAAACTTCACTTGGCATAAAGAAGTGTGGAATTATGAATTTGGTTGAACTGTCTCTTTTTTGAACTATCAAGATAGCTGCAGTTAAATCAGTTGTTGATGATAAGTCAACCCCACCAATAGCATAACTATCTCTCAAGTCATTGATATCATACTTATCTTCATTACTTAACTCATTAAAAGTAAGCCATGAGCCCGAATCGGCTTGTTTGATATTAAAGTCTTTACATAACATAGTTACTCTTGTTGCTAGGTCATGTTTTGCTTTATTCATAACATCTTCTAAATAACTATTAAGCTTAATAGCTCCTAGACTTGGGTTTGATTTCTGCCAAGTGTTAGAATTTTCAAATATCTCATTAGTTGAGTCTTGAGTATATAGCCAAGGAAGAACTCTCTCATCTTCTATTTCTCCCTTAAGCATTTTTCTACAATACTCTAGTTTGTTATCAAGGAACCCACCAACAGTAGTTCCTTCAGTTGTGATTATAAATATCAAAGGTTCTTTCTTTGTTGATTGTGATTGTTTTATCGAATCATATACTTTTGAATCAGTCATTTCATGAACTTCATCAATACAACCTACTTCGATATTATATCCATCTTTATTTCTAGATTGAGCTGATAGTTTCTTAATTTTATTCTTAGTCTTTGGAGAGTATATAAAGAAGATATTCTTCTTGCTTCTCTTTTCTTTAGATAAAGCAGGTGATTGCTCTCTCATATTGTTTATCTCTTCAAATAGGATGTTTGCTTGTTCAGTCGTATTTGAAGCGCATACAATATCAACACCACCTTTAGATAGAAAGAACTCAGCAAGATCTAAACCAGCAATAAAAGTTGTCTTACCATTTTTTCTTGCAATTAACAAAACCACTTCATTAAATCTTCTAAGTCCTGTTTCAGCCATTTTAAACCCATATGCTACTTGAATGATTACTTTTTCCCATAATTCTAGTTTGAAAGGCATGCCGTTAAAAGGTGATTTAGTATGCTTACAAAATGTCTCGATGAAATCAATCCTAAGTTTTCCTGGTTTTTCATCAAATTCATATCTTTCATTATCTAAATCATTTATAAGAATATCTACTTGTGTCTTAAGTTCTTCACCGACTATGATATTTCCTGATTCTATTTTTTTATGATACTCTATTAAATAATTCATTCACTTGCTTTCTTAATAAACTCATCAAAGGCATCATCCCCTTCATCAACATGAGTTCCTAGTATAGTATTCAAAGTTTTTATTACTGTACCATATGAGTTTACCATTTTAGTATAGTACTTAGCTGCTTCGGTTTGACGTTGAGCACCTTTACTGGATATTTGAACTGCTCCATACTTTGTTATTTGTTCTTGAAGTTTATCAAGTTCAACTTTCATAAATGCAGCTTGATATATTAAATTATCTACTAATTCTTTCTTTGTGTCATCAACCAAAGAAAAAAGCGATATTAATCGCTCATATTCTCGATGTAATTTACTCATATCTCACTTTATATTCATACAAGAATTATTAACTAAGAATTCTTTTAGTTTAGGGTTAACTTTAAATATTTTATTATCTATATAGTCTTGAAGATAAGATGCAACGATATATTGTGTTCCTTTTGGTGGAGTTAGTCCAGCATCAAGATAATCAACATAATCGGTGCTAGCTAAATATCCTGGTGATAAATAAAATGTTATAGTTAGAATGGTAGCAATAACTTTATTTAACTCTCTTTTCATATATCCTAAAAATATCATCATTTGCTTAACCTCGTGCACAGGATTATATTTAGTTATATATGAGATTCCGTTACTATGAGCAAAATTGTTTAACCCTTCATTCAACTTAAATAAATCACTAAGAATACTAGTACTCTTACTTAACTTCTTGATCTTATTATCTTTTTTTAAATATTTTATAGCGTTATGCGAATAAAAATCACTTAATTTATTGTTCGACCAATCAAATGCATTTTTAACATGAGCATTATACTTCTCAAGCTTCTCTTCTGTATTATATTCTTCTTCACTGGCTTTGCTGAGTTTTAAGAAATACACAAAAAGCAATAAATCATCTTTAAACTTCCTAAACAATGTCATTGCATCAGATACATTTAAAACTTCCACACAATTTCTAATACTATATAAAGTATTTCTAGAATTGTAAAGCATATGCCCTAAGTCAAGATGAGTTGTAGTTTTTGTGTTTTCTAAATAATCATTAAATATTTCTAAAATATTGTCCTCTGTGAACTTATCAAACGTTTTCACTGATTTAAAAGAATTAATCACTATGTAGAAGTTATTAACAAAAAAATTCATATTTTCAAATAATGAATAATAGTAATCTAAATCATTTAATAGCTCTTGATATTGTGTTTTAGATTTATAGAATCTTTTGATATCTTCATAATCATCATATTGGTCTTTATACATTTGCATACTCCTCATTATAATTTACAGTAATCAATTCTAAGTTTTCAAAATAATTGCCCTGCGTTCTTTGCACTGCTATGATTTTCTAGGACACATAGGTACCACCCTAGACATAAAAATAGCGACATGCAACTTTCCTTTGTTGCTTTTATTTTATCATTTATTTTCTTTTAAGTAAATCCATTAATTGTTCGATATTCAACCGGGGTTAAATAATCTAATCGATAAGCTACTCTATGGTTATTGAAGTAATCAATGTATAATTCGATAGCTGTATTGATGTCTTTAAAATCATGAAGTTTGATATAGTGTTTTAAGTCCCCTTTGATCCATCCTATTAGTGATTCAATCACTGGGTTATCTGTTGGTGTTCCTGCTCTTGACATAGAACGAGATATAGGGTAATCCTTGTGTGCTTTTTCAAACTTCTTAGATGCATATACAATTCCTTGATCACTATGTAAGATGGTATGATCGTCACCATATCCTCTTTCTTCTTTTATACGCAAGAAATCTTGTAAGCTTTTCAAATGATTCATAACTCCATTCCCATGTTTAGAATTCGCACAATCATGACCTACTATTTCATTGTTAAAGACATCAATATGTAAGTTCAAATCATACTTTTTACCATCGTGTTTAAGTAGAGTTGTAT